TTGCATCTTGTATAAATGTTATAAATCCAGACTGACCTACTTGCTCTGTTGTTGGATTGTCAAGTGTTACGTTTCCAGTTAATGTCAACACAAAGTTTTGATTAGCTCCAAAGTCTAGCGTAACATTGCCAGTATTAGTTGTGTCTGTGTCTGTAGTTGCTAGTGCAGTACCAGTTACTTGTATGCCTGTTGATGTAGTTTGGAATTTTACATTATTATCATAATAAAGAATAACTTGTGCATCTTCAATAAATGTAGCCATTCCCTCGCTACCATCTGATTTATTGATATCAAGTCTATTGCTTAATAATTGTAATCTACCAGTACCTGCATCCTTTATTATAGAATTACTAGCATCATGATAAATCTGTAAGTCATTATCTTCACCAAAGATAGCTTTGTTATTATCGCCTAGATTAAGATTAGCTGAAAGAGTAGTCTCACCTGTGACACCAAGTGTACCTGCCATTGTGACGTTACCATCAAACGTGCCACCATCTGCTTTACTTACTGTGTCAGCTACAGAGAATACATCATATGTTACAATCTCAATGATATCACTTACAGCAGCACCTTCTCCTAGCACAATAGATGTACCACTAGTGGCAGTGTAATCTGCATCACCTAGCTTAACACCATTTCTATACACATCAACGTAGTTGCTATCTCTGTAGCTTAGTGAAATACCTTCTGACCCTGCACCACTGAATGTTGTCTGTGAAGCAGTGGCTGTGTAGGTATGTTTTTGTCTAACTCCGTTGGAAGGAGATGCTCCTATGTATGCCATTTATTATACCTCTTGGTTAGCTAAATGTTCTGCATAAGCTGTCTTGATTGCATCTGTATGGACTACACTGCATATTGCTTGTACTTCTGCACTCTCACCTGCTAAGTCATCTGCACTTATATCAGGTGCAACAACGTGCCTATGAAAGCTACGACTTATCTCTTCACCATCTCTCTTAATGACTGTGGCAGTTCTTACTTGAACGTGCTTGTAGTCACCTACGATTTCTATTTTGTCTTGTATTGTCTCTTCTGTTAATGCCATTTTTATCTCCGTTGGTTATGGACTGACTACCCTATGTCCAATAGGGTTATGATACATTATAGCTTACTGTTAACATCACATCTGTTGTGTTTGTCAGGTGTGAAGCATCTAATTGAGTTTGTCCCCCACTACCATTTCCTGCATATATTTTTATTTTAGTAGTATTTGGTTCTTGAAATGCTTCTCTTGATTGATTTCCATTAAAAGGTGACCCACCATCCATAGTGTTCATCCAAATAGAAACAGCATTAAAATTATTACTCGTATTCTCAGAAGTAAAAGGTAATCCTGTTATTGTTTGTGCTCCTGTCATTGTGCTCTTATTTGATATTAATATATATAAGTTAGCAATAACTCTATTACCTATTTTAGTATATCTACCAACTTGAACAGAATGTGTAGGACCACCTCCACCACTCCATGAAGGAGTAAAACTTCCCTCTTCATAGTCATCAAGAAAATTAGCTGAACCAGTGCCACCTAAGTAGACACCACCTGATAGGTAGAGGTTATTCCAACGTGCAGAAGCACTACCTAAATCAATAGCATTATCTCTTAATGCACCCGTTGTTGTAACTGGTACAACAGTACTGTTGCCAACACGCAAACCTGCATCCGTACCATCTGGCGATGCAAAATAAAGGGCTGAACCAAAAGTACCAATACTCCCCACAGCAGCACCTGCTTTTAAAAACTCAATAAGGTTGCCATCATCTCCGTTTAGGTTGACCAACATAGGTCTATCGTCTGTAGCAGAAGTTTGAAAGAAGGTCGGACTTATGGTTGTACCGTCAGTGCTAACAGAACCATAACTAGTCTTACCCACCAACAAGTTGCCACTGCTGTCTATTCTCATGCGTTCTGAAAACGAAACAGTATTTCCATCAATGCCTGAAGCAGATGAAGCCCATATATGAGTTCCATCACCTTGTCTATAATATGTAGCAAAATCAGAACGCAAGTATTCCCAGTTACCTGCACTGTTTATTGCAGCACCTTCAGAAATAAATATATTTCCATTGGTTGTTGAAGTATATGCTTGTAAGTTACCTGCTGAACCAAGTCTTAAACTGTTGTATCCTGAGTTATTAACAATATCAGTAGTACCAATACCAACACTATTGTTAGCTGAGTCTACATAAAGTGTGTTTGTGTCTACTGTTAGATTGCCTGACATTGTAAGGTTAGTAATACCTGTATATGCACCAGTTATCCTTGCATCAGGCACTGTGCCACTATCAAGGTTATCTGCGTTTAAACTAGCTACAGCAAACGTACCATAGCCAACTATATCTACCTCATCTCCATCAGCTAGAGCTTGTGCAAAGGTGACTGTATCTCCACTGGTAACTGTAACGTCAGCTTGTGACATACGAACACCATTGACATAAACATCAACATATCCAGCATCATAGCTTAATGTATTACCATTGGCATCTGCACCAGTTACACTTGTTGGAGTGCCAGTAATATCATAGTGATATCTTTGTGATGTACCATTTATAGATGACCCTGCACTCTGCCATCCACTAGCACCATATACTTTTAGTGTATCTGAGGTAGTATCAAAGTATAAGTCACCTATATCTAGTGATGATGTTGGTGCTGAAGATGCAATACGATAAACATCTGCAAAGTTGTTAACTGAAGCAAGGTTGCTTGCCACTGTGTTTACGTTGACTATAGAACCTCCAACTGAGTTAACGTTGGCAATGTTAGTTGCTACTGTTCCTATGTCGGTTGCATCATTTGCCACAGTATTTATTGCAGTGCTGTCTCCTGCAACAGTTGTTACATCAGAACTAATCCCTGCAACAGTAGTTACGTTAGCTGATATACCTGCAACAGTTGTTACATTTACGCTAACACCTGCAACTGTATTCACGTTAGTAATGTTAGTTGCGACTGTGCCTATATCAGTACCATCTGTTGCGACTGTAGTGACATCACTACTTATTCCTGCAACTGTAGTAACATTTCCACTAATCCCAGCCACTGTTGTTACATTGCCACTTATTCCTGCTACAGTAGTTACGTTAGAGATAATACCTGCTACTGTATTTACATTGGCTATGTTTGTTCCAACTGAATCGACATTGCTTATACTACCTGCAACAGTATCTATCTCTGATATTGCTTCATTCAAATCATCAGCTACAGTTACGACCTCAGATACAGCTTCATTAAGATCGTTAGCTACTGTAATTACATCTGCAATGTTTGTCGCTACTGTATTAACACTAGCTATATTTGTTGCTACTGTACCAATATCTGTAGCATCTCCTGCTACTGCCGTAACATCTGAAGAAATACCTGCTACTGTAGTTACGTTGCTTGAAATACCAGCGACTGTAGTAACGTTTGACGAAATACCAGAAACTGTAGTTATATCGCTATCAATTCCTGCTAATGTATTAATATTAGCAGATTGTGATGCTACAGTAGTTACTGAACCTATTGATGGGCCAGGTTCTGCATCGCCAGTTGTAGCATTAAAAGCCAAAACTGTTCCAATTCTATTGGCTTTATTTGGTAATTGTATAGTGTTAGCGTCATCAGAATCAGCCATGGTTAAGGCACGATCATTCTTTGTCTCTAACTGTTGCATTACTGCATAAATTTTGTCTAAATCTGTATTAAGGCTAGAAATGTTAAATGGGCCACTGGTAGCAAAATCACTTGTTCTTGATATTGCTATGTCTCTAATAATTGTTAACGTTACACTTGTATAAGCTGAACCCAGTGTAATGTATCCACCAGAAAAACCATCATCTACAGTTGTCCCTGTGACTGCAAAAGTTCCTGCACCTGTTCCTCTTGTTAATGTTGTGTCTGTTCCACTTGATGTAATAATTACATTTATGTCATCAAGAGAAAAGAATGGGAAGTCTATAGTATACTGTGTAACGTCAGGTGTATTACCACCAGACCCTATACTGTGTTGTATTCTTGCATCATTGTCTGCGATAGATATAGTAGCCATAATATAAACCTTTACTTATTATGCACCTTATTGTTAATTCACATCACTTAGCAGCCATTATCTTATCCCAGATAGGATCTAGATAAGGCAAATTACCAGTTGGCGTTATGAACCTAGCACTTCTAAGTGTACTTTCATCAGCTTCACCTGATAATATGTCAGTAGCAACACCACTTGCAGTTGTAATATTGCTTGCCGTTGGGCCAAATATAGCACCAACCTTTGCACCAAATGGTAAATAACCTTGGCTTTTACCCATAGCTGGTCTAAGACCAAGTCTATAATCCGATAGTTTTTCTATTGAATTGTTTACATCTGTAAACCAACCAAGAACACCACTTCTATCAACAGCATCAACAAGTAACTCAGAGTAAGTTTGCTCTTTATCAATTCCATATTGCTTTTTCTTAAACTCGTTTACTAATGATGCCATAGCTACTAAAAGCATTGAACCTTGCCAAAAGGCAGCATCTTTTTCTTGTAAGCCTGATGTAAGTAGTCTGACTGTAGCTCCTTGACCATAACCCTTAAACTGCGTAATTAATGAACCCATCTCTGTAGATGTCCACAAAGCTCTGTCACCTGCTCCTGGGGTAATAATAGTTCTATCAACTGATTGGTTTAAAGCATTTCTAAACTTTCTTACCATATCTTTATCACCCCAAAGGGCAGTATTAGGTAGCCATTCACCATCAACTTTTTGCCCATGTTTCTTGATTAGTTCTTTCATACGAAAAGCATCATTTCCATCTATGCCATTTGCTAATAGTTTACGTCTATCTGCATTACTAAGTTTTTGATAATCCTTCATAATTGCACTTGTCATTCTTAGGCTTATGACATTACTTGAAAACTCTTTAATAGCTTGGTTCCAATAGTTCAAACCATTCATCAAGAAAAATAAACCAGTAGATTGATTCAATGCCCTTTCCATAGCATAACGACTACCAAACAAGTCTCCTATGTCTGAGAATGAGTTTGCACGAAGACCTAAAGCAGCATCAACAGCTATGCCAGCTTGTCTTGCTTCTTTCTTTGTCATTTGTTTTATAATTGACCTTTGGCTTTTAAACATATGTCTATAACCATGCTCATAAACATTCTTTAAGCCTTCAGTCATTATAGGTCTTATAACATCAGGTATAGATGATACAGCAGCTCCTCCCATACCAACAAGTACATTGAATGATTTCATCTGCCTGACAAATCTACTTGTCATATTATGAGGATCTTTAGATGCTCCAAATGTTCCCCTAAGTCTATCTCTTAGACCTCTAATGTCTCTTAGATCGTCGGCTAGACCTTGTTTAAGTTTTTGCTTCTCAGCAATAGTGGGGGCTTGTTTCACTAAGGCATCGTATTCTTGTGTTATCTGCTTGATAATATTAGACATAGAAACATCGC